GCCGTAGACTACAGTCAGATAGATGTTGACTTTAAGGAGGTGGCGTAGTGGATTCAGCAATGTTCAATACGTCTGATACTAATTATTCAGAATTAGATCCCCAAGCTGATATGGGTAATGTTGCTAATAAAGCAATAGATGATGTTGTACAAAAAAACAACGCCCAGTATAGGCAAAACGCTCAGACTGCTGTAGCTTTGGCAGATCAACGTAGTCAAAACTTTCAGAAACTAGGACAGCTAGTCAAACAAGCCGGTTCGTTTGCTAATGATGTTAGAGAATTTAACGCTAACAGAGATAAATTAGCTGCAATAGAAAAAGAAGCAGAAGAAGCAAATCAGGCTATTCAAAACCAAAACACCAAGCTATATAATGAGTCTGTAGAAAAATCAAAAAGTATATTTAATGCAGCCTCGAACACATCAGGGTCTATATCTTTTGCTGATGCTGCTAAAGCAGATGTAAAAATAGGTGAGTCTGAGTTTGCCAAAAATCTACAACTAGAAAGTAATAAGATTTATGCAGAAGGTGTTGAAATGGCCTTCGAGACTGATAGAAACTTTGCATCAACTGACAATATAGATAACGCTGAGTTTGGTATCAAGATGTTTCAGACATTGTCTGTTCCTGACTTTCAAACAAGAGGTGCTGCTCTTACATCTAATGTAGCTAAAAACTATGAAGGTTATATAGCAGCTAATCAGGACTTTAAAGTGCCAACAGAATATGGTATGTTAAGTATTCAAGATGCAGTTACATCAGGAGATCCTAACAGATTCGATGCTGTAATGAAGTTTCATAGAGGAGCTTTCTATCATACTTCTGGTGTATTTGGTGGTAAAAACGCATTAAGTAAGTTTCAACAACTAAAACTTTTGGAACTAACAAATGCCACAGAAAAAACACAGCGTAATCAGTTTATTACGGACACATACAATAAAGAAAAAACAAAGTATGAACTAGCTAGGCAGACTGATTTAGCAGATGCGATACTTGGTGGTGATCCTAAAACAGCTATCTTTGGTACAGCCGAAGATCCATTCTCTGGGTACATTGCTAAGTATGAAAAGATAAGTGGTAAGAAAGATGTGCAAGGTGCGTTGCAGTTACTTGAAAGTGATATAGGTAAACTTGTAGACAAACGTATACTAAAGGGTGCTGATCTGGCTAAGATTGTAAATATAAAAGGTATAAAAGCACGTGATGGGTCAGGTGAAAAAACACTTAAAGAATTTAACCCTGCGTTACATGCTAGAATGGAAGGTTTGCTAGGTACAGTTGTTGAAAGAGAGACTAGAGAAAAACAGGCAAAAGATATAAATAACATTACATCACGTGTTGAAAGTGCTACAGAAAGGCTTAATGGAGTTGAAGGTGGTGCTACAGAAGATCATCTTAAGGCTGAAGTAAAACAAGTTAAACAGGAGCTAAGAGATTTAGGTATTGATGTTAGTGATGAAAGTATCTACAATAAGTATTTCACACCATTACTTAACTATCATACCAAAGATGATGCTTATGATGAAGCAACAAGTGAATTAGCTACGTTTGCTGTAGATCAAGGTAACTTTAAATCAGCACAAGAGTTAATAAATACTATTAGAGATCCAAAGGCTAAGAAAAAAGTTCAGGAGTACTACAACGACAGAGAGCCTATCAAAAATAATAAAGTTAAGTACGACAAAATAAAAAATAAACTAGACGACTACATTAAGAAAACTAAAGGTATAACAAGCACAACTCTTGTTGGATCAATAGAAACAAACACTATACTTAATAATGCTGGAGATCATTTTAACGAGATCTTTCTTGCAGAAGTAAAAAAGAAAGTGCCTGTAAGTTTAGCACTTGAAACTGCATTTGCAAAAGTAAAAGAAAAGTTAGATATGCCATCTGAAAGTAACTTAAGAGGTAAAAACAACCCCGGATTTGGTTTGTACTATGTCAAAGGTGCTGGTAGATTTTACAATGCAGAAGCTCAAGGAGGTCTAGAATTTAACACAGCTGTTGCAGCGTATAATGCTGGTAAAACATTAGCTAATCCTGATACAAAAAATGATTGGTTAAATGCAGAAAAACCACATGAGTTTGAACCAGTAAACGAACTACTACAGTATACAAGTGGTGGGCCAATACCATCATACTATATTGAAGCTAGTAAACATTTAAGATTTACAACTGCACAAGACTTGATGTACGCTAGACTAAAATCGTTAGGCTATGAAAAAGAATCAGGGTTAATTCGAGATGGTAGTGCTTTACATGAGTTTACAAAAACAGCAGAGATGAATAAATTACTGTCTTACTTTCCAAGTTCTACAAAAACCGGTAGAGCTATGTTTGAGTTTGACGGAACAGATCTAAGTATATTCTTTGACAATTTTGTACGTAAGACTAAAGACGATCAGTTTGGTAATAAGTCACATAAAAACAAAGAGTTATTAGATTTTGAAAACATACCTATAAATGATACACTTAACGCACATATAAAAGATGGCTATGGTTACAACGGTTTTGGCCCATTTAAACTAGAAGCTAGTATGATTAAAAGACTAGAAAAAGCATCTGGTTTAGATTTTAGCAAAGATACGTTATCTCTAGAAAACCAAAAGCGTTTAATATTTACCAAAAACATGGTAGATGCAGGCATAGACAATTTCTTTTCTACAGGATTTTATTCAGAGTTAAGTTTAAACGAATTAGATATGGAAGGTATATTTGACAAAGAGTTAGATGTACACAATCTACCATATACACTAAGCCCTGAGCTTATTGACAGTTACTTTACGGAGATATTTTAATGGACTCATATGGTCTACAACCGCCAAACCCAGAAGATGAAAGAGAAGGCTACTCAGTAGAAGAATTAGTTTCAGATCAACAAGCAAGATCAGACGCTGAAGTAGGCTACGAAGAGGAGATTCAACAAGAGTCAGACGCTATTGAAGATCCTAGAGATCAAGACCAATGGGGTGTAAAAGGCTTTGTAAAGGAGCTCGGATCAGTTGTCTCAGGCGGTATACAAGATACTGCTTCATCTATCTCTACTTTTCCAGAACGCACAATAGATGCAATTTCTGGAGAAATGCAGAGAGAGAAAGAAGAAAAAGGCTACTACCAACCAGAGTTTGATCCTCTTGGTGGTGGTGGCAATCCTATCATTACAAAAACATGGTGGGGTAAATTAGCAAGAGGTGTTGTACACTTCGGTACATTAGCAGGGGCTACAGTTTTAGCTGCTAAAGGTGCAGCTGTAGCTGGTATCCCACTAGCAGGGACAGCCGCTACTAAATTACTAGGTGCTCCAAGTCTTATACGAGCAGCTGGTATTGGTGCTATATCTGACTTAGTATCAAAAGAGTCAGATGGGCATAATGCTTTAGGATCTATGCGTGACCACTACGGTTGGATAGATACACCACTATCTACAAAAGACACTGACCATCCTATTATGATGAAAATGAAAAACATCGTAGAAGGTATGGGTATAGGTCTTATATTTGATGGTGCTACTATGCTTATAGGTAGAGGTAGTCGTGGTGCAAAAAGCAAGATATTTAAACGAAAGCAAAGTATAAATCAAGAAAAACTAGCAAAAGGTTTAGAGCAGCTAAGAGAAAACGAGTCTAGATTTAGAGCTGCTAAAAATGGCCCTTTATCAGATGCTTCTCAAGGTAACGAATTATCAGTTGATGACCCATATGATGTATGGGAAATGCAGAAAAAAGTGCGTGAAGACTGGGGTTCAGAAGATGGTGCAGCTGGTAACGTTGTAACAGCAGTACAAAGGCAAAGAGCAGCTGAACAGGCTGGTATAACAGAAGAAGTAGCAGACGAAGTTTTACGTAAATTATATAGTAATAATAAATACCAAGCTATTATTGACTCAATAAAGAAGCAAAGACTTACGTTAGTTGAAGTATTTGGTGATGCTATCGCTGCACATCAACGTATTACACTAGGTAGAAACGCAGCCGACATGAGTCCTAGAGAATATTTAGAAGAGATATTTAAAGCCACTGATGCGTATTCGATTACGGACATAGACGGTAATCTTGTAGACAGCTTAGAGACTATTACCAGTAAGTATGTGGTAGTAACAGATATGGTTGTCGGTACATTACTACAACAAGTTCGTGACTTAGGTATTGCTGGTAGAGAATTATCTAACTTTGTAGATCTAGCAGACACTGATGGCCCGCTTGCTGCTATACGTGATACTATGTTCTTAGCATTAACAGAAGCTAAAAAAGCAAGAATTGTAAAGTCACAAAACTTTAGAGAGCTTGGTGCTGGTGTAAAGAAAAACTATCTAAGAAGAACTCTTACTCAAGAGATGGCTGACACTCGTGAATCTATACAGACTATACTTAATATAGCTGACGGAGAGGACAGTGATGAGCTATTGATGGCATTGTTTGAAGCTTTCTCATCTATGCAAACTGTTAATAGTCTAGATGACTTTGACGCATGGGCAAGAAAGATGATAAAAGGTGGTGAGATCGAAGGTAAGGCACAGTCAGGTGCGTTAATAAGGGAACTACAGGGTGTTATGACTCATAGTATTCTAAGCTCACCTAAGACACCAATGAGAGCTATTATAGGTACAGCTGCACATACATTCTTGCGTCCTATGAACCAGACTCTAGGTGGCATAATACGCTTTCCTTTTACTGGTGACGTTAGAACTATACGTACAGGTCTAGCATCTATGAACGCTATGATGGAAGCTATACCTGAGTCGTTTGAATTGTTTAGAACAAGACTAAACTCATACTGGTCAGGCGATTTGGCAACTATAAAAACTAGATTTGCTGAGTACACACAAGGCGATGCTAACTGGGATATCTTACGTAGATGGGCAGAAAGTGATCGTGCTACAGCTGGAGACAAGGCTGCCTTTAGAATGGCTAATATGGCACGCCAGATGAATAACAATAGTTTTCTTACATACTCTACAAAAGTTATGGCTGCAACTGACGATGCGTTTGCATACATACTAGGTAGAGTTCGTATGAGAGAAAAGGCTCTTATCTCAGCTATGGATCAGATGAACGCTGGTAAGATAACAGCTTTTGATGATATATCACCACAGCTTATACGTACATACGAAGACTTTTTCTATCGTGATGTATTTGATGCAGATGGTGGACTTACTGATGAAGCAGCTAAGTTTGCACGTAAAGAAGTTACACTTACACAAGATCTAAAAGGCTTTGCAGCTAACCTAAACTCTGTATTCCAACAGAACCCATGGGCTAAACCTTTCTTCTTGTTTGCACGTACAGGTGTTAACGGGCTCAAGCTTACAGCTAAACATACACCCGGTTTTAACTTTCTTGTCAAAGAGTTTAACGATATAGCATTTGCTAAAGTTGGTCAAAACTTGGATAACTTAAGTCAGTACGGTATAATGAACGACCAAGACTTAATAAACGCCAAAGCTTTACAAACAGGCCGATTAGCAATGGGCTCTGCTCTAGTCAGCATGGCTACATGGGCATGGATGACAGGTAGAATGACAGGTAATGGCCCTGTAGATAGACAGAAAAGACAGGTATGGTTAGATACAGGTTTTCAACAACGTTCGCTAGTGTTTGGTGATGTAACTGTAAACTACGATAACTTTGAGCCTTTTAACCAAATTATGTCTATGATAGCTGACATCGGTGATGCTAGCTTACTTATGGGTGAAGAGTGGACACAAGACAACTTGTTAAAAGTAT